ACACAAAAACTGGTGAACAGAAAGAGGTTGTAATGAGTATCATGGAGTGGGACAAGTGGAAAGATGATAATCCCGATTGGACAAGGGATTACTCAGATCCATCCACAGTTCCAGGCGTAGGAGAAGTTGGGGAGTGGAAAGATAAACTCAACAACAAACATCCAGGCTGGAGTGAGATTCTGAAGAAATCTGAAAAAGCTGGTGGAGTAAAGGGTCGTTTAGCCAATAGAGGTATTAATGTCAACTAAAAAAAGAAGGAATACTAACAGCACTGTTGGTGCAGGGATGACAGCTAAACAGATGCGTAGGAAGAGACCAATCAACAATGGTATGTTGGTTGATGTAGAACCTATCACAGATAATCAGAAGATTCTTTTTGAAGAGTACGCTAAAGGAAAGAACCTTTTTGCATATGGTTGTGCTGGTACTGGTAAGACATTTATCAGTTTATATCTTGCACTTAAAGATGTACTTGACGAAATGACACCATATGATAAGGTGTATATTGTTAGGTCATTGGTCTCCACAAGAGAGATTGGTTTCTTGCCAGGCGACCATGAGGATAAGTCATCACTCTACCAGATTCCATATAAGAATATGGTGAAGTATATGTTTGAGATGCCCTCAGACAATGACTTTGAAATGTTATACGGTAATTTAAAAGCTCAAGAAACTATTTCATTCTGGAGTACATCATTTATCAGGGGAACAACACTTGATAATTGCATTGTGTTAGTAGATGAGATGCAAAACTTGAATTTTCATGAATTAGATAGTATAATAACAAGAGTAGGAGATAACTGTAAAATATTGTTTTGTGGTGACTCTACTCAAACGGATCTTACAAAGTCCAATGAGAAGAATGGCATCTTAGACTTTAAACGCATCATCGAGATCATGGAAGATGATTTTGGTGTGATTGAATTTGGTTTAGATGACATTGTTCGCTCAGGTCTAGTAAGAAACTATTTGGTTACTAAACTCGCTTTGTCTTTATAATGTTTACCCACTTGAATAAACTTGGTGATTTTGAGTTAGAAGCCAATACCATAGATGGGGTCAGATATTACACTCTTCCAAGTGGAAAAAAGGCTCCTTCTATTACTTCCATAACTAGTTTCTATAATCGTCAGATATTCAAGAACTGGAGAGAGAAAGTAGGTGAGGAACAAGCAAACAAAATAACAAAAGTTGCCACCGACAGGGGCACTAAGTTTCATGATTTGGTTGAAAAATATCTTTTAAATGAAGATATTAATTCCTTAAAGAACGTATTACCGACCACCAAGGCAAGGTGGATTGCAGCAAGAGACGCTTTAAACAATATAGATAATATTCACGCTTTAGAAAAACCCCTATATAGTGAGTATTTCGGCATTGCTGGAAGAGTTGATTGTATCGCCGAATACGAAGGAGAACTCGCAGTAATAGATTTTAAAACATCTAAGAAAATTAAACCAGAGAAGTGGTTGGAGAACTACTTCGTACAAGAAACTGCTTATGCCTGCATGTATTATGAAATGACAGGCACACCTGTTAAGAAGATTGTAACCCTAATGGTTGCTGATAATGGAGATGTGAAAGTTTATGAAAAACGAAACAAAGGTGAGTATATTAAACTTCTTACCAAGTATATTAAAGAATTCGTCACCCACAAGCTCGGAGAGTATGGAGAAAGAAGTTAATGAACTCATAAAAGAGAAATTTCTCGATCAGAATAAATTTACAACTGATATCGAGCAACTTGTTCTCACTACTGAACTCAATTACATTGAGGCTTTGGTGAGTTATTGTGAGGAAAATAATATAGAATTCGAGTCAGTAGGTAAATTGATAGCGAAACCACTTAAGGATAAATTGAAGGCAGAAGCAACTGAACTAAATTATCTTAAGAGAACTTCTAAATCTAAATTACCGCTATGATATTCTGGATAGGTTTCACCATCATGTTTCTCAATGAGGGATTTGTGATGATGAGGCATGTATCGCCTTGGGCTGCAAAACAGAGAGATAATCTCATAGAAAAATATGGTGATGGTTGGCAAACCTTTCATGGTATAGTAGACTACGTTTGGGTAATTGTGACCGCTTTGGGGTTTGCATTTTCACCTCACAGAGGTAGTCATTTATACGTCTTTCTCGCCTTCTGGGGTAGTGCATTTACCCTGATATACCTACCGATGTGGGTATCTAAAACTGATAAATAGTTATGTATTAGAGTCGTACAATGAGTGAATTTTTCAAGTCTGCTCCTGTAAGGGCTGCCATGGCAGAAATACAGCAGTTACAAGAAGATATTATGACAGGTCTTGCGATCAATGGTATGAGGTATCCTCAAACACAACAGGAAGGACTCTTACACATTAGCAAGATGAGACAACTTCTCGAAAAACAAAAGAACTTTATGTTCAGATTGTCATTAGAGAAGGAAGACGAAGATGCGATTGAAATGAAAGAGCAGATTCTGGAATCTGCCAAGTTTCTAGGTTTACAACCAAATCAAAATATTGCAGAATTTTTTGATACACTATCTGTAACTCTAGATAAACTAGAAGCCAATCTACCTGATTGACTAATACATAATTATCTGATATAATACAAACAATCCAACAATACAAAAATACGGAGAATACTAAATGTCATTTGCTGCATTAAAGAAACAATCCCGCTCAGGTTCTTTAACCGAAAGGTTAATGAAGAAAGTTGAAAAACTAAATGAGAAGGGTAATAATACTGATGAACGTCTTTGGAAACCAGCTGTAGATAAAGCGGGTAACGGATACGCAGTTATTCGATTCCTCCCTGCACATGCTAATTGTGAACTGCCATGGACTCAAGTTTGGAGTCACGCTTTCCAAGGAACAGGCGGTTGGTATATTGAGAATAGTTTAACCACTATTGGTAAGGATGATCCTGTAGGAGAACTCAACAGAAGTCTCTGGAACAGTGGTAGAGAATCAGACAAAGATATTGCTCGTAAGCAAAAGCGTAAGCTTTCTTACTATGCAAACGTTTATGTCGTAAAAGATTCTATCAATCCTGAGAACGAAGGAGAAGTCAAACTATACAAGTTTGGTAAGAAAATCTTTGATAAGATCACTGCTGCAATGCAACCTGAGTTCGATGATGAAGAAGCAATCAATCCATTTGATTTTTGGCAAGGTGCTAACTTCAAGTTGAAGATCAAACAGGTCGCTGGATTCTGGAACTATGATAGTTCAGAGTTTGGTAAGACAGAAGCATTGTTAGATGATGATGCTGAGTTAGAAAAGATCTATGATAAGATCTATGACCTCAGTGAGTTCACTGCTCCTGACCAATTCAAGACATACGAACAACTTAAGTCACGTTTAGATACAGTTCTTGGAACTAAACAAGTAGTTACTCCTACACGAAGAATCGCTGATGAAGATCTAGAAGATTTGAGTGAAGGTAAAGGTGCTACTGTAGATGAAGAACTTGCTAATCTTTCCGCAGCTGCAACCGCATCTGCAACCGACGAGGAGGAAGATGACGCACTAAGTTACTTCCAGAAACTCGCAGAAGAGTAAACAATAAGAAAGGGGTCTCACGACCCCTTTTTTTTAGCCTCCCCTTAGTCTGGGGTTGTCTGCATTTTTAAGTTTCTTATTGACATATTGTGATGACTTTTTGTATTTCATTACATCTTGCATATCTGATACCACACGATCTAGAAACGTTGGTCTTATGACTCTTATTCTTCTTTTGGCATCATTTATATCTAATTCATACATGTAGTTTGATACTGGGAATATATTACTGTGAATAATAGTATTGCCATTGGCATCTTTTACAGTTCCAGCATTGTCAATAGTTGATGTATCATTTAGAGGTATACCACTATATGAAACTGTTGTTTCTCTCACAGGGTTTCTTTCCAAATAACTCATGTTGAAATTAGAATCAACTCTCAATCCTCTAGGCACAACTAGTCTACCATGATCATCTGTGAATATTTTAGTTTCATAGTGATGTATCTCTGCTAATTTTTCATCACTACCATATTTGTCGAGAAGATAATTTCTAAAATCATTTTCAGTGAGAGGCCATTGATCTCTTACTTTTGTAATATTATTTGCTATCAATACAACCCAATCAAATCTAGGATCTCCATATAACTTTTGTGCCACTTGTTCTGGCCTTCCATCACCCACGATTGTATAGTCATCAAAACCTGTGACAATATTCAACATGTCATCACGGATCTTAGCTCTTCTAAAAATGTTTTTAACTTGTATAAATTCATCATTAGAACTCCTATCGGTAGATCTAGAAACGTAATTTATATTTGGTAGATAAGAAAAATATCCTTGCATTTTAGTATCCTACGTCAGCTGTGTAAGGTGAATCTTGTCTTATAATACTTATAGGCATTAAATCGC